GTCACGACCCACGTCGCCCACGAGCGACGGCGCGCGCAAGAGCGCCTGCGATTTGCACCTGCGAACGCTGGAAACCCGCAACGTCAGGCGTAGAGATCGTAACATTGACATGCGTTGCGGCGCCCTGCCCGCCTGATGCCGCAACGCCAAGGCGTCCGTCAGGCCCGCGCGCCAATGGCATAATGGCCTCGGCGCCTCGCTCGCCCATAAGGCCCAATCCGCCGCCCGAACCCAAGAACGTGGGGCGAGAAACAACACCGCCATCAGCAAATGCCGTGACAGGAACTGATCCCATATTGCCGCCGCCGATCGAAGAGCCCAAAGACGAGAGGGCAGAGGAAAGCCCCTGTTGCAGTGGTTTCAAGCCTGCGTTGAGCGCGATGTTGGACATCGACAGAGCAACATTGCGCAACGTATCGTCAAGAGACTTCCCGCCCGCTATCGCTCCAGAAAAGGCTCTCGTCAAGGAACGGGACACCCGCTCGGCGGATATATCGACGCCATCCAGACGACGCCTGATTGCATCGATGTCTTGCGTTGCAAAAGCGGTGTTAAAGTCATCGCTAGCCATTGCTCACTCCTTGATTACCGTGATCGGGAAAAGCGTGCATGAGACCATGCAGATCTGGCGCCCCGCCGCTCTCAAGAGGCGCGCCATAGACGCCCTCCCATGCAGCCGCTAGCTCACATGGAGACATCGACCAAAAGTCGTTGGGGGACAGCCGCAGAACGCCAAGGCCGAACGCCATTGCAGCGCGCCAGGGAAATGGCGCTGATGCACGGTCAGCCTTTTGAACGCGGCGTTCTGCGGCCTCTAAGGGTGCGATACGCTTTCAGCTGATGCGCCAAAAGCAGCAACCAGTAAATCCGAAGCCAGCTTCGCGTAAGCAGGGACGCCGCCCTCCATCGACATCCGCGCAATTTCATCATCGCCCAGATCACTTCCACCCCCACGCACGCCTGCTGCAATCACACGCAGGAGATCTCGTGATGAAAGCCGACCGCCCTCAAAACGGCCTGCCAGTGCGACAAGATCGTTAGCGCCAAAGGCTATTTCTAGTTCCGCGAGCGCTCCAAGCGTTAACCGGAGCGTATAATTTTGTCCGTCAAAAACTGCGTCAACGTCGCCGCGTCTTGCATTGCCCATGGCGCGCCTCACAATGCGGTGAATGTCAAAAGACCAGCTGATTCCAGCGATAGCTCGAACGTAACTTCTCCGGAATGTTCACCACGATAATCGAGACTGGAGATCTGGAACGCGCCCTGAATGATCCCGAAAGACGGAGCAACAATCTGCCAATTGCGTATCAAACCATCAAAGAACGTTTGCCTGATCAGCGTATCCGAAGCGCCATCCTTAAAAACGCCGGAGCCTGCAACGCTGGCGCGACGTACGCCAGCGCCGCCAAGCAGCTCGCGCCAGCGTCCCGCTGATTCCTGGTTCGTGATATCAACTGGATCAGCATTCAACGCGAACCGCTGCGTACGAAGCCCAGCAACTGTTATAAATGCGCCTGTGCCGTCGTCGATTTTTAACAATAGGTCTTTGCCTTTTTGCGCTACCATAAAGTCTCCTGATTATTTTGGTTCAGTGATTGCACGCAAACGAAGCCTTGCGCGAACAAAACGATTCGAATTCTCTCGGGCCGTCTCAACCTCACGCACCTGCAAATTTACAAGCGTATGGCCCTCAAGAACCAAAGCTTGATCGTCAAGTGCGGCGCTCGCGAGCGCTGCAATCTCCAGCGCCTCCCGGGCCCCTGTGCGCTCACTCCAAACGTCGAGCGTTAACGCATGCTCCTGGCCGCGCTCCGTCATCGTTGACCAATCGCGACTGCGGCTTTGCGCAAAAGCGATATAGGGCTGAGGCGCGCCGCGTGGCGCCTCATCATGCACGCGCGCGCCGCCAAGCCTTGTGACGAGCGCAGGCGTAGCAAGCAACCTTGCACGAACTGCTTTTCGTAGGGAGATATCGGCAGAAGCAATCACGACAGCCTCCTTATGCTATTTCGCTGCAGCGACAATTAAGCGTGCGTCGTCGTCCGTCACCATCGACGGCTGCGTGAATCAAAAAAATGCGGCTATTAAGCCGAAGGCGCATCGCACCCGTTACGTCTGGTCGCCAGCGAATGGTGATCGCATGAGTAATTACGCTTTCTTCACGCTCGCCTTCAAAACGCTCAATTCCGACAAGGGCTGTGACACGCGCCCAAATTACGTCGATAAAAACCCAAGAGCGTTCAATCCCGCCTGTATCGTCTTGCGTGTTAACAGGCGCTTCGAGAACCAGCCTGCTATCAAAATCGCGGATACGTATGCGCGTCATGCGATCCTCATGCGCCGGTAGGGAGCAATCAGCGCAGCGACCGCAGGCGGCATGCGCTCAAAAGCGCCATCGCTTTCAACGTCACCTCGTTGCTCATACCAGCGGGCAATCAACAAGCGCATTGCAGTTTTCAAAGTTTCAGGCACGCCCTGCGAATTGGATGAAAATCCGAGTTCAACATCAATTTCTATGCCGCTGATTGGCCTTTCAGGTTCTGGCGGTTTGGTCAGGAAACGTATTCGTCCCAGGCCGCCAGCAACGCTTGCTACATAGGAAGATGGCGTAACAACAACGCTGACGCCTTCTGCCGATAGAGTGCGCAGCGCAACCACCTGCTGAACTGGCGCAAGCGGTATAACGATGTCGCCTTGAGGCCACACGTCCATTACGATCCGCCAGGTCTGCGAGATCAGCATCCGCCCCGATGCGCTTTCAACAACAAGGCGGGCGGAAGCAATAAGGGCAGCCACAAGTTCGTCTTCGTCTGCGTGGTCGACGCGGAGCCAATTTTTTGCTTGAACGAGCAAGATTGGCTCGACGGCAGGCGGTATGAGAAGTATGGGAATCATCTGCGCTCCGCGCGTTAAAGAGACTGGAGATCACATGCGTCTGCTTTTGCGCCTCGTCGCTTTCGCGCCTGCGACATTGATGTTGGCTTTTTTGCAAAGCGACGCTGCGAGCGCACTCGTCGGGGCCTCGGTCGAGGCGGGGCCGCTTGAGAGTTCTCAAGTTGTTCTGGTCACAACGATCAAGGGGCGCAGCAGCGGCTTTTGCACGGGCGTCGTTATTTCTCCCACAATTATTTTGACGGCAGGCCATTGCGTACATCGTGCAAACGCAATCGCCGTTAACGCCGCTGCCGTTGGTACGACGCCGCAATTGATAGAAGCTTCGGCCCATGTGCTTCATCCAGAATTTCGCGACAATGCAGCAGCTAGGCGCGAGCGCTCAATTGATCTTGCTTTATTGCGATTGAACGAGGCGCTGCCAGCCCATTTTGCACAGGCTCAACTAAGCTCACGCGCTGTAACGCAAGCTGGAGAATTGTTTCAGATCCTCGGCTTTGGATTGACGAAGGAAGGCGTCGAGCGATCGGCCGGACGCTTGCGCGCAGGAACATTGCAGGCGCGCGAGCCGCTTTCGCGCATCCTCTTGTGGGCGATAGACCCACAAGAGAAGGGCTTTGGCGCATGTACGGGGGATTCTGGTGGGCCTATCTTTGAAGCAGACGGACAGGTGTTTGCTATCACTTCGTGGTCCACTGGCGCTGGAAACAAGAGCTGCGGCGCCTTAACGCAAGCAGCTCTCATCGCACCCCAGCGCGCATGGATCACGAAGACGATTGCAAGTTGGCGCTGAGAATCAGGCGGTTCCAAACTTCAGAAGTTTGATGGCGTCAAAATCCTGAACGCCGCCGCCTACGCGCTTGGTGGTGTAGAACAGCACATAGGGCTTGGCGGAATAAGGGTCGCGAAGCACGCGCACGCCGCGACGATCAACAACCAGATAACCGCGCTGGAAATCGCCGAACGCAATCGCGAAGCTGTCGGCTGCAATGTCCGGCATGTCTTCGGACTCAACCAGCGGGAAATTCATCAGGCTCGCAGCCTGGCCTGGCCCGGTCGGCGGTTGCCACAGATATTCGCCGGTGCTGGTCTTGAGCTTTCGAATGCTTGATTGCGTTTTGCGGTTCATAACAAAGCGTGCGTTCTGACGATAACCCGCCCGCACCGAATAGATGAGGTCTACGAGCACGTCTGAGGGGTTCGCCGCAGGCAAGGCGCCCGCTGCGCCAGTTGGGACGTAAGCTGTTCTAACCCAGCTCCAGGCTGCAATCGTCGTCTTGGGATAGCTCAAGAAGCCTGTCGGCCGGTTGACGCCGTTTCCATTCACAAAAGCTGCGCTCTCCTGTTCGGCAAAGGCGGCATCAACTTCTTCTGCGATCCATTGTTCGATGTCCACGGCTGCATCATCAAGCAGCGATTGCGTTGCTGCAGGCATGGCGTAAAGCTCCATCGCAGCAAAGCTCATGTCAGCAAGTTTCTGATTATTCGTTTCCGGACGCGGATCGGCCTCGGCAACCCAGCCAGATGCAGGACCATTGGTGGAGAAAGCCTTGCGATAGGTGGCGGTTGAGATTTCACGCACCGATGCAATTGCACGAATGGGAGACGCCGCCGTCATGCGACGGAGAATTTCACGCTCTGCTGGAACGGGAACCAGGAATCCACCATCCGGGCCTGAGCCAGATGAGAGAGCCTTTTCTTCGAGGGCTTTCAAGCCAACGCTGTCGCCGCTGCGCATGTAATCGCGGAACGCGCCCTTGTGTTCGCGCATCAGCGGATCATTGTCGCGCGCCTCGGGGGCAAGCCGGGGGCGGCTTTTCTCCATGATCGAATTGTCGAGACGACGCTTGGTTTCATCCAGCGCGCGATCAATGCGCGCAAGCTTTTCTTCGGTCACCACGTCGCCAGCCATGCGACGCTCAATCTGCGCCATACGCTCATCGTTGGTTTCGCGAAAGGCGGCGAACGCGTGATTGATGTCGCTGATGTGGTCGCCGCTGCTGGCTTTAACTTCGATTTCGGGAGACATTGAATTGGAATGCATAAGGGTCCTCGTGACAAAAGCCGTCGCACAAAAGCCTCCGGACGCGACGGCGGCGCGCGGAGCAAATGGGAAAATAGTTTTTGTATGTCTTTAGCCTCACGCAAGTTGCGCCTGCAGCGCGCTAGCTGCGTTACGCCAGCGGGCGGGCGCGTCCTGCTTCACGCTTTCCACGCGCGCTTGCGGCAACATAGGAAAGGTGACGATGGATATCTCAATCAGATCGAGCGCATACAAGCGGCGCACGCCAGAACGCGCATCTTTTACTGCACGCCGCGTGCGATAGCCAATCGACAAACCATCAATAGCGCCATCGCGCATCAGCGCCAGTGTCTCGCGAGCACGGGCAACATTGAGGTTCAATTTTCCGCGCACTTTGAGGCCGCGTGAATCCTCAATAAGGCTCGTCCATATACCGAGCGGCTGTCCGGGCTCATGTTGCCAAAGCATTTTGACGCCGCCTGCGCCAAGCTTTCGCAGGCCATCTCCGAAAGCGCCAGCCATCACCACGTCGCCGCCCAGATCAAGCGCGCCGAACAGGCTGGCGTAGCCTTCAAAAACGCCTTCCGCATCGACATTGTTGATGTCGAGCAGTGCGCGCTTGGTCTCGATGGACGGGCTTTTGATATAGGCTTTCTTATCGTTCATGGCTTCTCCCCTGCAGCTTGCGTTTGCGGAAGGGCGCCATGAAATTTCGGCGCGTGACGCAAACGCTCCAGCGTTTTCACGAAACGTTTGAACACATCC